CATGCCCGCGAACATATCGCGAATCACATTCACGCCCTGCACCGACTCGGCACTGACGATGTCCAGATACGCCGTAATCTGCCGGCCTTCGATGGATTGGGTGGTGGAAATGATCATGGAGGTCGTCCTTTTACATGCCGGATTTAAAACCGCGATTGTAATGCCCTGGCAAAAAGAAGCCGAACCGATCTCTGTGACCAAAAAAATCCGGGTGCCAGAATGCACAAAACCCCTGGCTTCTTTCGAAACCAGGGGGTTTATTTACATCGAATTTGGCGGTGAAGGAGAGATTCGAAACTACCCGTTTACGGTTTCTTGAAGCACACCCCCCGGTTTATAAGGGCTGCAGAGGAGCGGAAATTTCAATCTCAGTCCCATGCCAGTCCCATGGGTTTTGTGCACCTGTTTACAGAACGGGGTCGCGAAGGCCATTTCGACGTTTCATGTTGACCCATGGGAAAAAGGTAATTTTGGTAATGAGCTGAGCGCAATTCGATGCAGGCCTTTAAATCCGGTTCGTTCAGCGTTTTAAGTGAAGGTAATAATGAGGTAAGCAAATGGTTAGAAAATTACCTTCTATGTGAGTAATACCGCATGGCTACGAAACCCAATGAAATAAGCCCTTTCAGCAATTATTACCTTCGCCCTTACCTAAAATTACCCCTTGAGGTAATAGCGCAAAGCCAAGCGCTGCGAGGGCTGCAGCCCGTTTCCATCCCTTGCTTACCAAAATTACCGTTTCCCCAGCCCACGTTTGAAAATGGGCAACGACAACGCCAGTTTTCAACATTTTTTCGCGCATTCTAAATTGGCACTGCTCGCCACGATTTTTTGGTAACGCTGTGTAATGCCGGGAATCAACGTAGAGCCAAGCAGACCGGGGCTTACAGCCGTTTTGTAAGCGGATTGGAGGATGCTGGATTCCCGACCGATGCTAGCAGTTCTGAAAACGAAAACAGTCCGTTCAGTAAGTTTTCCAGACCGAAGCCTATGCAAACCGGGCCTCTCCTTCCCCTTACCAACTCGTCCCCGCTCTGTCGCGCTATGCAACGCCCCTACATTTTTTTGCAAAACCTTTCACTGCGTGCAATCGCTACTACGCACACAGCCCCCGCAGCGGGCCTGGGCGGAGTAGGCAATTGCAGCGCTCTGGCCTTTGCACAAAAAAGGGACGCAAAGCCCGTCGGCGGGAGGGGGATAAGTGCTTTTTCAACAATTTTTTCTTGGGCGCATGCCGCTTTCGGGCTGATGCTCCCGCATGCCCACCGCCCTATAAGAGTGAAATAATCATAGTGCGCCCGGCGCTCGTGAAGGTTCCGCCACTTGCGTGCCGATCAGAAATCTGCTTTTTGATACGTGATTACTGAATCTAGAAAAGCATGGATTGATGGCGGGGGGAGTTGAGCTAGGATCGCTGCCTGCCTGCATGCAAGATTCGTTTCATTGGTCGGAGAGGTAGTTTACCCATCGCGGATTCGCTCACCCTTCGCTACCATTGCACGTTGACTCAATGCTCACGCAAATTGTACTGTCTATACATACAGCTTCCAGAGGCATTGTTGGATGCTGCTCCAGAAAGTTCTGCACGAAGGAAAGTGAAGATTTCTTTTCCCTTCTGCTCCGATTGGGTAGGTCTTGATGGTTCTGCTCAGGACGCCTTCCCTATAATCTGGCTATGAAAAATTATCAGCATGCATATCAATATGACACCTAGTAAATTCCGTGTAATAGACCTTTTTTCCGGTGCTGGCGGCATGACGCTGGGCTTTACAGATGAAAGATTTTGTGGAGGATTCGAGTGCGTTTTGTCGGTAGACAATGATGCGGCTGCAATGAGAACGCACGAGCAGGCATATGCAGCTCCGGGCGTGGTCGGCAATATTGAGGATTGGCTGCAAACAAATCCCAACATCCCCCCTGCGGATGTCGTCATCGGTGGTCCGCCTTGTCAAGGCTTTAGCCTTCTCAACAAAAACAGGACCGGGGATGGTCGTCGAGCTTTGTGGGAGCCATATATGGATGTTGTGGAGCAGTGTGGCGCCAAAATCTTCGTTATGGAGAACGTGCCTGAGTTGCTTCGATCCACCGAGTTTTTAGATATTCAGTCTCGGGCGACTTCTATGGGCTTTGAGACGATCTTCGATGTGGTGAACACTGCCGATTATGGCGTGGCACAGACTCGAAAACGGTTGATTATCATTGGGTGGAAAAAGGGGTTAGTTGAAGCGCCTGAGTTTCCGGTTAAGACTCATTCCAAGAACGCAGACGACCATCTTCTCCCTCCATGGAGGACGGTTAAAGATGTGATCGGAGACTTACCAGATCCTGTTGGCATTCAAATTCGAGAATGCGCCCCTCCTTTGAATTTACATTTCGGTCGAACTCCAACAGAAAAAAGCCTCGCTCGGTACAAGGCTGTACCTCCTGGCGGCAATCGATTCGACTTACAGCGAAATGCACCCGAGATTACTCCCGCATGTTGGATTCGGAAAACATCGGGTGGAACCGATCTTTTTGGGCGACTTTGGTGGGATAGACCGAGCGTAACGATCAGAACTGAGTTTTTTAAACCAGAGAAAGGCCGCTATTTACATCCAGAAAAACATCGGCCAATAACTCACCGCGAAGCGGCAAGAATCATGGGGTTTCCGGATGATTTTCCCTTCCAGGGGACAAAAATTGAGATTGCCCGGCAGATAGGGAACGCTGTCCCACCTCTTCTCGCTGGCGCCATAGCCAAAGTAGTATACAAAGTTTTGAATATAAAATTGCAAAGCAAGGCAGCTTAGGATAAGCGGCAACTGAAATTTTCCTTTTATTAATTGCCGAAGTTGATTCGGCACGATAAAAATGCTCGTACTTAGGTATATATCTGGTGCCTCGAATTTCATGGGAGATGATGAGTTGGCAAGGCGGTCAGGGAAACTGCAGGATGATCCAGAAAGCTTGCGACTTCGGTTGTTGGAGCTCATTACAAACTTCGGACATGAATTAAGTCATGGAGACCTAAGAGCTCGAGTGATTTCATTGGTACCAACCTTTCACGCTCTCAGAGACTTGGGTAGTTCTCTGATTCCGAAAACTAGTGCTGCGTCCGCGAGGGACCGCATAATCCTTTATCTTGTCACCTACCCGCGTAAGGTAATAAAGGGCGATGAGTTGATGGTAGTCGCGGGTATTGGTGAATGGGCAAGACGTGTCCGTGAGCTTCGTGTCGAGCAAGGCTGGAGTATTGTTACAGGTGTTACGGCAGAGGAAATGGTTAAAGCTGGAGATCTAGACTTGACCATATTGGGGGTCGACTCTTTAATGGTTGATGACTACGTACTTCTTGATGAGAAGCAAGATCGAGATGCAGCATTTCGTTGGAACAGTGCGAATACGATTCGTAAAAAGAAACTTGCAGTAAAAGATAAACTGTTGGAGTTCCTGCAAATGAATGTGGGGCGAGCCGTTACAGGCGAAGAACTTCGTTACGTCGCCGACGGTTCAACTGAATGGGCACGAAGAGTGAGGGAGCTGAGGACAGAAGAAGGATGGTCTATCGCAACTAGAACAACAGGACGCCCAGACTTACCGGTTGGTGCTTATGTCCTTGAAGATATGAATCAAACACCACCACATGATAGAAAGATACCCGACGATGTTAGAGGTGAAGTCCTTGTTAGAGATAGGTACTCTTGCCAGCATTGCGGGTGGACTCACTCGATGTGGAATGCCTCCGATCCTAGGCATCTCGAGCTACACCATGTTCTTCACCATGCCAAAGGTGGGAAAAACTCCGTGGACAATCTAATTACGCTGTGTACTATCTGTCACCATAAGGTGCACAGAAAAGAAAAGACTGAATGATCAGTGAGCAGGTTTATAGCATTATTGCGTTATCAATTTCAATTTCTCTTCCAACTGAGTCGCGGTAACTGCAGCAGCTTTGAACGCACCAGCATTCCCCGGCGTAGGTGTCGGCCCATGTACGTGCGCAGCAAGTTGCATATTCATCTCCTGCAATAATTCAAGCATCTCACACACGACTTTGAATAGGTTTACATCATGTGAACCTATCCAACTTTTCGGTGCCTGCATCCGCTGGCTAATCCCAGCCACGCTTTGACGCAAGCCCTTAATCCGCTCCTGCATATCGCCTCCCACCGTGGCGTTGTGCTTCTGACCCACCACAAGGTTCAGATCCCGACCGGTCGCCTGGTGCAGATCGTCCACCGCTGCCAAGCTCGCCGATCCTCCCGACAGCAGCTTAAGCGCACCCAGCGCCTCGATCTTTTTCACACCACCCACCGTCTCGGTCGAATGGTCATCGACGGCCCGCGTGTGGCTCTGGAACTGCTCGCGGTTGTCCAGGGCCTCAACTTCGCGCTCTATCGCTTGATCCCGGATCTTGCCATCGGTCTGGCGTAACCAGTTGCCGTCCGCGTCGACGCGCTGCTGCACTGCTTCGCTTTGCTGCCAGACCTGGTGCCCGTTTGGCACCTTCGGCATGGTTAGGCCGTGCGGCAAGATTGATTGAATGTAGGGCTTGTTCGGCAGGCCGTAGGCGAAACACACCACGACGCGCGTGCCTTCCTCGGGAAAGGCGTAAATGCCCATATCCTCGCCACCGGTGGGCAGCGGCAGCGGAACACCTTTGAGCTGCGGCATCGCCGGATCTGGCTCGTCATCGGCGCCCAGGACTTCAATGTCGACCGCGTAGCGCGGACGGAAGTCGTCGCAGATCCCGGCATCCGCCGGGGCGTCGGCCACGGCAGTGACCCGGGCAAAGCGCGGCAGGTGATAACCGCCGGTGAGTTCGGGAAATTGGCGCTCTACAGCGCGGCGGATTGCGTCTTCCATCGGATGGCCATCTGGTCATTGGCGAGTGCCACACTGGTGACACGTTCGCCGGCGTTGATCGTTGCACCCGGTCGCAGGCCAGGAAGGGCCGCGACCATTGCGCTCTGGTTGCCCTGGTAGCCGTCGAACAGCTCCGTGGGGATCTGCAGCGCCGCCCGGGCGCCAAAAAAACTGTCGGCCCAGCTGCCGGCAAACACTTCGCCGTTGCCCAGCTGGTGCCAGGTGAAGTCGGGAATACTGAACACTCGGGCCAGGCTGTCCATGGCCTGGTATCCGGCAGCAAGGCTGTAGAAGTACGGTGCCTTCACGCTGGCGTAAGGCCGATCGGGAACGCGAAAGCGCAGGCCTGTCTGCTCGCTGATGGCAGCCAGCACGGCGCGCAGATCGACGTGACGCAGGTTCAGCGGAAGCGGGTTGGCCAGCACAGCAGCCAGCTCACGGCAAAACAGCACCTGCCCTCTCGCATTGGCGGCGGTGCAACGCTCGACGTAGCCGATGAAGTGGCGCTGCAGCGTGCGGTCGTTGTAGCCGATATCCAGCGTCACCAAACCTTTCAGCGGCTCAGCAGACTGAACGGTGAAGTTCGCCCGCCCTGGACTGGTGGCGTCCAGCCGAACGTCTTCCTTGACCAGGCGAACAGGCGCGCCATTGATCGACAGAACTTTGTGCAGTTTCACGTCTGCTCACTCCCCAGCCATTTGTCGACGCGGCCCAGCACCTTTTCAAAGCCGCTCAGTTCCGGGTTGTCGCTCGAACCTGAGTTACTACCTCCCTCACCTACTGCGCTGCCCGGGGCGCCCTGGGCGTCGACCTTGTTGCCGGCACGCCGACCCTCGACCTTTTCCGGGTTCGACTCGCGCTCGCTCAGCGTGAACTGCACCAGCCAGGCTTTCAGGTTGTCGGCTTCCCGAGCGCTGACGCCTTCGGAAAACTCCACCTGGCGCACGCCGAACGCCTCGGCGGTGTCGTTCACGACGCGATAAAGATGCAGCTCGCCGCCGCTCGCCGTGGCTTCGGCCAGACGCATCAAGTCAGTCAGCTGCAGCCGATCAACAAAAGGGATCATCAGCGAGACGGCCAACGTTTTGGGCTTAAAACCCTTGTGCGCCTTGTCGGTGTTGCTGGTCTGCCCCGACATGTCGCCGCTTTCGATGCGTAGATTGCCGGTGACCTTGAGGTTCTTCCCCTGGACTTTTTGCCCATCGAGCAACAGCGTCATAGGCCCACCAGTTCCCGTACAAAACTCAACCCCTCTTGCGTGCCCACCAGCAGCAGGCCAGCGCATTGCACCCACTCATGGCCAGGGGCATCGCCGCTCAGCAGTTCCTGGCGCAGCTCGCTGGAGTTGCCGGGGCCAATCAGGCGCGCCCGTATGCTGACGTCAGGATTCCCGCCAGCCAGCAGTTTTTTCAGAGCAGTCAATTGTTGATCCCGGCCTTGTTGCTGTGCCGCCTTGCGAGCGGCCAGCGCCGCCAGATCGCCCAACGGCGAACTGTCGGCGGCGTAGCCCTCCAGCACGGCCAATTGGCCGGCCATGGACTGCTTCGCAGCTTTGACCACCGTGCAGCGCTCCAGGGGCAGTCCTTGCCAGCGCGGCAACGCACCGGCGCCGGGGATCTCCCACTTGTCAGTCTCAAGCTTCATCAGGTGCTGAGCGCGCCGCTCGGTTCGCACCAGGTCGCCGATCGGCAACAACGCGTTGAAACGCGACAGGCCGCTGGCCAACTGTTCCAGACGTGTCCCCAGGAACAGAACCGACAGGGCATATTGCGGCCCGACCGGACGGCCCGAGTCGGTGGCGTCCTCCAGTTTTTTGGCCAAGTGTTCCAGCACGTTCGGCGCCGACAGGAAGCGCTGATAGCCCTTACCTTGGCCGACGCCGCTTTGAAAAGGCGTCACCACCAGGCACGCGGGCAGCTGACCCAACTGCTCGGCCAGCGCCGCCCGTCCGGCTTCAATGGCACCTTTCGCGGCGTCGCCGACCGGCCCCGGGTTGGTGTTGGCCAACCCGCTCAAACCGGCCAACCGTTGCGCGGTGCTGGCCAGCTCACCGGTGGCCAGATCCTTGGCAGCGGACAGCCCGCCCATCCATTGCGTGGCCTGCTCGGGCCAGCGCATCGTCACCGGTGCCCAATTCATGCTGGCGGCGTCCAGGTGATGGCCTTCATCGCCTTGAGGTTCTTGTCTTTCAGCGCCTTATACACAGCCTGACGCAAGGATTCTGCGCACTGCTGGGCGGCCTGGCGAAAGCGCACCAGGTCATGGCTGACCTTCTGCAACTGGGCGATAGTGTGAGGCCGGAAAGCCAGCGCCTGGTCGGCGCCGGTGCACGGGTAAACGTCATCGACTCCCAGCAACACCTGGGCGTTCAGGTTCACCTGGTCATCGATGGCGCTGCTGTAGCGGTGCACGTCGCCCAGGGCGCTGGAGTTGAATCCGCCGGCGATGTACGTCGCGCAACCGGCGCCGATCGCCTGAAGCTTTTGGTCTTGGAGCGCGGCCAGCACGGCGTCGATGTCATCGACCCATTGCCCGTCCTTCCAGATCTGGTTTGGCCCGGGCTTGTTCATAGTGTGCCCCGCCGGCACCAGTTCAAAGCCTTCGAGCGTGCGCGGTTCACCGGTCGCGGTGTTGTACACCACGACGCCGCCGAAGTAGTCCACCAACTGCCAGGCGCTACCGTTCCACCACGCGGCTTTATATTCGGGGATCAGCGGCGGCGCTGTTTCCACGCAGCCGCCTGGGATCATGTACACGCCTGGTTCCAGCGGCGATTCGTCAGCCTTCACAGCACCGACGAGGATGCCCAGATGGTTGGTCTGATAGACGATTTTCTCGGTCATGCTCGATCTCAGTACTTGATGCAGTAGAAAAGGGCCAAGTTCTTGGGCCGGGTTTCGGTACCGCCGGCGGCGGCGACGGTCACGCCGTGGGTGTGCGCGCCGCCGGCGCCAATACCGACGTTGTGTGCGTGGTTGCCGGCGGCGTTCATCAGAACGTTGTGCTGGTGAGCGCCTGCCCACGAGGTTTCGTGTGCGCCACCGGACTGCTGAACCGAATTGATGCCGCCGGCGCCCTGACCAATACCCGGGGCGCTCGGGGCTGAGTGGTTGTGCGCGCCTTGCACGTCAGTCCATGCACCGTGCGCGTGGTTGCCCTGGGCGTCCGTCCATGCGGTGTGCGCGTGGTCGCCGACCGCTGCAGCCGAGGCAGTGTGCGCGTGGGAATGGATCATCATGTCCTGAAAGCTGCCGAACGCTCGGCTCGGATCAACACCGCGCCCGTCGTCCCAGCCTCTTGGGAACAGGCCGCGCATATCGGGCAAGTTGAAGGTCGTCGTCCCGTCGCCTGTGCCGTAGTGTGTGGCGATCCGTGCAAACAAACCGGCGAACGCCGTGCGAGAAATCGCGGCACCGTTACACGCCAACCACCCTGCCGGCGGGCTATTCATGGCGAAGGCGGCCACCATGCCCGTCATCGAGTCGCCGACCTGCGTTTTCAGCTTGTTCAACGCGGCAGTAGTCGCGAGGATCTCGCTGCTGTTGGTAGCTGGATCGTCGCTCTTGGCGTTCGGCAGGTTGCCCAGCTTCACGTCTTCTTTTGTCGTGGCCCGGGCGCGCAGGTTGGCGTAGTCACCGTCACGCGCTGCGAAGTGTTGAACGAGCGGCCCACCGATTGGCTCGGGCTGTCTTTCGTCCCAAAACGCCGTGGGGGACGTGTAATGGGCGATCGGCACGCAGTAGTGGCGCACGCCCGCCGAGTCGGTGTAGTCGGCCTTTTCGCCGTAGACAACTTTCCACGTTGCCACCCGATCGTTTAACTGGCGTTCCAGGCAGACGTCGAGGGTGATTTTTCCAGCCGGGATAACACCGGTGAAGGCCCAAGGTTTTGACATAAACACCCGGATGCCTTCGATATAGGCCGTGCCGGCGCCCAACTGCAACCCGTTTTCACTTTTCCCGAATGCCAGTGAGTTCCCGAAGAAACAGGCACGCCCGTAAATCTCCCGATTGCTCAGGCGCTCGCGCTCATCGATGCCGGCCAGACGCACCGTAAAATCGTGCTGCCAGGTGCTGGCATCGATTGTTACGCCGGTCAGCGCCTGGGCACCATCGAAGGCCACCAGAAAGTTGCGAGTGACGTTGTTGCCGATCTGCAGCGGCGGGATGTTCTTGCGCTTCTGCTGCAGCGGCACATAGGACACGGCGAACAGCAGGCCGTCTTCATCTTCCAGGCCGACCCAGTTGAAGTCCCAATCGCCAATGTCGGAACCCAGCTGGGCGCTGTACACGACCTGGTTGGGATTCACGAAGCCGGCGTTTTCCTTGGGAATGTCATAGGTCTGAACGATCTGCCCTGCCGGGGGTTTGCCGGCGGCACGATCCACCGGGGCTTCGGGGTTCAACCCGGGCACGTTGGCAAAGATAAATTTCGTGATGACCAGGGGCTTTTTCTGGCTTTGCTTCAGGGCGATCTGGCCTTCACCGGCCAACGTAATACTGGCGCTCACAGTGCGCTCCTACAGGCTGGCGACCAGCGTTTGCTGGTCGTCGTTGAAATCGATAAGGCCCACTTGAAGGCCCACGGGGGTGATGGTCACGAAGTCGTAGCGCCGGCACGTCCGACCGTATTGCTGGATCAGCACGCGCAGCAGTTCGGGATTGAGCGACAGCTGCGCGTTGCTGAATTTCAGCAGCACCACGTCCCAATCGCGGTCGGGCTGTCGTTCCTCGATCTCGACATAGCCGACGCCCAGGCGCTCGAAAATTCGCTTCATGCCGGCGGTGCTGCCGGCGTCGACCGAGTTGATGAAGGCGAATTTCACCCGCAAGCGGAACAGCGATTCCGGCTCGCCGGTGAAGCGCGTCACGTCGCGCTGCCAGGCCCACAGCTCAAGGATGCTCAGGTGGCAGGTGTCGGGATCGATCTGCGAGTAAGGCCAGCGCAGCCAGCCGGTGACGGTTTCCCACCAGGACTGTGCGGCAGCGGTCAGTTTCGACAGCTCGGTACCGGCGAGCCAGAACGGCAATTTGAGCTTGATCACTTGATGTTCACCGTCAGGTTTTCCAGCCGGGGAATCGACAGGCCGTTGACCACATCGACCATGGGCGTGAACTTCACCGCCTCGATGCCGGGAAACTGCCGGTGTAATTCCTCGCCCAGGCGACTGGTACTGAACCTCGACTGCGGATAGGTCAGGGTGGGTTGGTAGTCCCGGGGCGTGCTTTCGCGATACGCGGCGCGCACAAACAGTTCAACCTCTTGCTTGAGTTCGGCGATCTGCGCAGCGGTCTGGTTGGCGAACGGCCAGACGTTCACCACAAGGTTGGCCGGCGTTTCAGGCATGACCATGGCCAGCAAATCATCGCCGTGGCCGTGGTTGCCCAGGTCGCGGATATGCGCGTTGATTTGCTCCAGGTACGTCGCCGCCGGGACTCCGGCATCAAACAGGATGTAGGCGTTAGCGCTGCCCGGGCCACGCGGGGCGCCGTGTTCGAAGTACACGCCGTCCGGACGTACACCGGGAAAAGCGGAAATCATGGCGCGATAGACCGCGTCGGTGTGCCACTGATTGACCGCCGAAAACTGGTTACGCACGCGCAGGCGCAGCTGCTCGTTGGGTTCCGGATCTGCGCCTGGCGATTCCAGCCACCCGTCTTTGTTGGCCACTTGCACGATGCCGGGGATCGGCGTCGGTAGGATCGCGTAGTAACCCGGCGCCAGGTTGAAGCCGCTACCGGCCTCGATCGCCTCGACAGGAACGTCCACCTGCAGCTGGCCCTGCTGGAACGTCGCCGGCGCCGTCGTGACCAGTTTGTAAACGTTGCCGTTGATCGCGGCAGACTGCACCACAATGCCCTTTTCCAGTTCCAGCACGCCGTCCGGAATCGCCCGGGTAAACAGCAATTTGCCCTTGGCCTTGGTCGCGCCCTTGCGCTCGACGTTGACCGCCCACGCGAGCGTGTCCAGCCAGGCGTCGACCGCCGTTTTCACAAAGAAATTGGGCAGCACGGTCAGGCACAGGAAGTCCAACAACCACAGCACCGGCTTGGTCACCAGCGCGGTCATCACACGCCAGAACGGCGAATAGCTGCTGGTGTTGGCGACTTTCGCGCCCTGGGCTTCCACCTCTTTTTCCCACGCGGCCTTCAGCCCCGCCTCGGTGGTCGGTATGCCGGTATCGGCAATCACCTTTTTGAAATCGACGCTCACAGACTTACCTCGATCGATCCGAATTTGATGGTTTTCGCGGTCACCAGGTACGCCCCTGACGCCTGATCGGTGATGCGCGCCGTACCTGGCACCAGACGCACGTCGTCTTCCACGAGCAGTTCCATCTGCTGGATGCAATCGCGTTGACGCAGGCGGTCACGCTCGGCCACCAACGTCACCAGCAGGCCGCTGTCGCGGATCATGTGAGCGATGTCCTGGGCGATGCAGGCGCGGTCATCGATCAGCCTGGGCTGGTTGGATGGATCAAGTGCCAGGTCGTTGTCGGCGATCAGCAAGTCCACGTATTCGCTCATCCGCCCACCGCCATGGCGACCATGTTTTCCATCTCCAGCGGCGTCATCTGCTTGCCGGTGTTGATGTTCACGTTTTCCACATGCGTGCCCTTGTTCTGGCTGTTGGAGTTGTTCTGAATGCTGGTCAGCAGGCCGCCCGGCGGCACTGCAGAAGGTCGCGCCGGCGAAAGGCTGGGGATTGCCGCATTGATGGTCTGCTGGGCTTTCTGCGCGGCGTTGGCCGTGTCGGAGGCATTGGTGGCCGCGTCGACGCCTGGCACTTCGGGCATACCGCCGAAACGCGCCTCGATGTTCACGCCCGGGATGCTGTTCAGCAGCTCGATCACGCCATTAACGGCCTTTGTGAAAATGCCGACAATGCTGTCCCACGCAGCCTCGGCCATGCCTGACCAGCCGCCCATCGAATCGAACCAGTCGGACAGTTTCTGGAACGTCTCGGCGACGATCCGGAACGCGGCGGTGTTCATCAGGGCCGTCGTCCATTCGTCCCAGTAGTAGACGGCTGCAGCGATCATCGCGACCAGGGCAACGATGCCGACCACGATCCACACCACGGGGTTGGCCAACAGCGCCGCGTTGACCAGCCAGATCGCCCCTTGCCACAGCAACATGGCGCCACGAATGACCGCCAGAACAGCGCTCAGCGTGTGAATCACCACGACGTAAGCGAGGATCGCCAGTTTCTGCAGGATGAACATCGCGACCGTGCGCAGGCCCATCGCCTGGAAGAGTTTCCAGACGGTCAGCATCCCGAGCCAGGTCATCCGTGCGATGCCCACGACCATGGTCAAGGCCGACATGGCGGCGACGATGCCCATGATCGACAGCGCAGTGATGCCGATAACCCGCGTGATGTTGGGGAACAGCTGCGACCAGCGCACCAGCGTTTTGCCAATGTCGACCATCTTGGCCATGAACGGCGACAGCACCGGAATCAGCACCTGACCGAACACCACGCGCATGACTTCAACCAGGGACGCCCACTGTTGCCACGGGTCAACCATCGCCCGCGCCATCTGCTCGGCATTCTCCAATCCGCGCACCTTGCCCAGCTGCTCGATGCCGTTGCGCAGCCGATCGGTATCCTTGGCCAGCGCACCGATCACCTGGGCGCCCTCACCGCCGAAAGCTTCCATCAGCTTGGCGCCGGCCGAGGCGCTGGTCAGGTCACCGAACTTGCCCTGGAGCTTGTCCAGGATGGTCATCATCGGCAGCATTTTTCCCTGCTGGTCGGTGAACTTCATGCCCAGCTTTTCCGAGGCGGCGCCGATGTTCTCGAAAAACGCCTTGTAGCGTCCGCCGGCGTCGCCGCCTTCCATGGTGCTGCTGAGTGTGCCGATCACCGCCATCTGTTCAGCCAGGTCGACGCCGGACGTGGTGGCGATCGCCCCGGCTTCCTTGAAGGCGTCTTTCATCGCGGCGCCGCTGGTACGGAACAGTTGCACCGCCAGCGCCGTCTGACCGCCGAGCTTTTCCACCCACGCGCCCTTACCCATCGCATCGGCCTGGGACTTCTGCAGGTTGTAGAGTGTGCCGACGTACTCGCCCATCGTTTCGGCGTCGGATTTGGTGGCCTTGGCCAACAGGTTGCTGGTGTTGGTGAACGTGGCCAGCTGGTTGCCGGCAAGTCCCTTGATAGCGCCCTCAATCAGGTACACGGACGCCACAAAGTCCTTGGCGTTCTCCCCGTAGTTCACGGCGAACTCCAGCGACTTGGCATTGAGCGCCGACAGCGCGTCCTCGGCCACGCCCAGCGAACGCACGTCACCCAGGGCACGGTTGACCTCCAGCGCCGGTTCCATGGATTCGCGAATGGCAACAACGCCCGCCGTCAGCCCGCCCAAGCCCAGGCCGATCGTCTTAATGTGCTTTTCGCTTTGATCGGCAAGCTCGGAAAAGCCCATTTTCACCTTGCCCAGGGGCGCGGTGACTTTGTCCTGCAAGCTGAGAATGAAAGCCAGGCTGGCGCTACGGTCTGCCAATGTCGTTACCCGTTCAGCGCAAGGGCGATGCCGTTAGCCACGGCAAATTCCATGCGTCTCCAGTATTCGTCCTCCAGCCACTTGGCCGTCCCCATCGCCTCGGGCGTGGGTTCGGCACCAGGTAGCCAGCGGTTCGTCAGGGCCATCAACTGGCCCAAGCCGTTTTCGCTTAGGCGCTCAGCGTGCTCGAGCGCTTTTTTACGATCACCTCAACGTTGGGCGCGTATTCCTCCAGCAGCGCGCCGGCGAGTTGCATCACCATCACCGGGTTGCCCAGCAGCGGTTTCAACACGGCTTTCTGTTCTTGCTGCACGGTGTTCATCAGCAGGTTGTTGCCCGGGGCGACCTTGTTGGTTTGGGTCAGGGCGTTGAAGTACTTGGTCACGTCCGCCGGTGTCAGGTTGAAAGTGAATTCGTTTTCGCCGACTTCCAGGGTGATTTCTGCGTTTTGTTCGTTCATTGGATGACTCACTTGTTGAGGTTGGGTAAAGGGTTGGCCTGGGGCGCCAGCGATCGCCGGCAAACGCCCAGGGCGTATTGCTGCAGTCCGACGATCATTTGCCTGCTTTGGGCGAGTTGATCTCGGAGGGTGAAATAATCCTGTCGAGCGTTTGCTGCGAGTTCGGCGCGTCCTGCATCAGCCACGCGGGCGGCGCCGGCGGTAGCGGACACAGATCCGGTACCGGGACAGGTGGCGCTGACGTACAGCCGACCAGTGCCATCGCCAACAGCGCGGCGCAGGCGTTCGTTTTCAGTGCGTGCATCGGTCAATTCCTTGGTGTTTCGTTGGTCGATCGCGTCCCGCTCGGCGAGCATTTCGCCGCTGATGCGCGCCGCTTCGCGCAGCCCCTTAACTTCCGCCGAAACCCCACGCAGGTCTCTCAGGGCGTCGTCGCGTTGATCCACCACGCGGATAAACCAGTACAAGGGCACCAGGGCGGCAATCAGCATCCCGATCAGGGCGGCTTTGAAAGGGGAAATGGTCATTTCAGACAGACTCCCATCTCGGCCAGCCGGCGGTTGTGCAGACCCGGCACAAAGCGCTTCTGGCCCTTGGCGTCAGTCACAAAGGCCCACACCGGCGTCTTGCCGTCCGGCGCCCAGGCAAGCGCCTTGCAGCCTTCGGCAATGCGACCGGCGTTGATAAGCGCGACCGCTCGACTGGCGCAGGTGCTGGTCACGCCGAAGTTATGGGCGTGACTGGTCAGCGCGTCGAACGGGTTCTGGCCCACGTCCGGGTTGGTGATGCACTCGGCCAGCTGCAGCTGCGTTTTCCGGATCACCATCTGCTCCACCTCGGCGCACTTGGCGGGCGACCAGTATTCGCCGACGACAACCGGGTACGGGCTGGTAAACCGGGTGATGCCTTTGCAAACCGTGGGCAGTCCGCCCGCCAGCTTGTCCGCGTAAACGGTGTTCTGGCCGTTGCCTTCCCAGGTGCCCAGGAAGATCACCAACGGGGTGCTGGCCAGCGCGATCAAACCAGCGGTGATACGTCCGCGCAGGCTCATGGGAACCACACGCGCAGCACTGCCGGCACCACCATCTGCAGCACGGCGCCGACCAGTGTCAGGATGGTCAGCAAGCGCCCGACCTTCGAGCCGATCACGTTGACCGCAAGGGTCAACGCCTGCTGCCCCTTGTTCAGTTCCTTGAGCTGGCCAGTCATGTTTTCGAATTGCTGCTCAAGCTTGGTCACGCGAGTGGGCACGGTGTCGTGCCGATCTTCAAACTCGTTCATGCGGTGCTCGATCACGGCAATCTGCCGTTCCAGCGTTCCCAGACGTGCGGTTTCAGTGGTCATCGGCGGTTGCTCTTCTCAACGTCCGTTTGGCACGGGACACACCGGGTGATACCGCCATGCGCCTGGCGCGCCAGCGGAATAGGTTTGTCGCATTCCTGGCAATGGGTCAGGCTCGGCCCGACCGGCACAGGCTTGCTCAGCTGGGCTTTGATCGCCTGGTCACGTTGGCGCTGCTCCAGATCCTGGGCACGGTCGAACCAGTCCACCATCAGCGCAGCCCCTCAGTCTCAGCAGCGGCCAGATACGGCACACCGTTGATGCGGATGAAATCCGGGCTGGTGACGTCAAAGGGCACCTTGTGCTTGCTCTTTTCGCCACCCTTGGGATCGATCGAAAGCAGGCTGGAGACCTTCACCCGGCAACCGAACGCTTCCACCCGCATTTCCTCGTCCTCGCCGGCCTTGGCGAAGAACACCGAGTCAAACGGTTTCAGTTCGCGGAAGCTCCCCGCCGAACGGGCGGCATCTACCAGCAGGTTAAAGTTGGTGCTGTCCAGTTCCAGTTCGCCGGCAGCAGCAACGTCGCCGTCCACATAGCCGTCAGGAACACCACGGGTTTGGGCCACTGCCGAGTTGTCGGTAATGTCCAGGGTGCAGCTTTCAACGTGCAGCGCGATATCGCCCAGGTTCACGTCAAAGTTCTTGCCGCCAATCTTCGCCATGGGGCGTTACTCCGTTTTCTCAGTGGAAAGATCCAACGCGATGTTTGCGGTCAGGTCTTTCGGGCAGTTGTGGGGCTTGAGCTTGATGTAGGCCGCGACCTTGGTTTTCGTCTCCCAGGTCAGCACCAGGTCGCCGTCCTTCGGCGGCTCGATGTCGCCCGGGAACACCTGACCCGCAAACGTGGTGGACTTGGCCATGGCTCGCAGCGGCGCCATCAACTGGTTGGTGTTGACGGCCATGCTGTTGGGGGTGTTGTTCAAACGGCGATCGCCTACGCGGCGAATCAGCAGCGGGCGGATCTGGCGAGCGGCCTTGTCGGTGATGCGCAGGTATTCCACGACCTGAAAGTCACTGGCGGCGGTGTCCAGCATGTTGCCGTCGCCCCAGTACACGCCCGGGTAATCGGGATAGGTCTGCGAAACCGAGTAGCGCGCTCGATCCAGTTCGCTGCGCACAGCCGAGGTCAGCGGGACTTTGTCGCCATCGATCGGGACAGGGCCGAGGCCCAGCACGGCACCGGTGGCCACACGCATGGGGCTGTCAGCGATGCTCACAGAAGCGTTGGCCAAGCGACCGGCCAGCACGCCCAGGTCATTGCCATGCAGTTGCGGCACGACCAGCACACGCGGCGCCGTCAGATTGGCCAGCAGCCCTTTGCGCTCGCTGACGTACTGCGCCCAGGTCTGTTCGGCGGTGATGCCAGGCACGGATGCCATGAAGAACACGCGGCGCCCGTAGGTATTGTTCAGGGCGATCGCCGCGTCATGCATGGCCGACAATTCAGCGGCAGTGGTGACCGGGTTGGTAATCACCACGGCTTCGACGGAGTAGCCCTGTTGCTGGGCCTTTTCCAATGCGCTGGCCCAATCGCCCTCGGCGCCGATCGGAGCCGCCACGCACGCCCAGCGTTGGCCACCATTGAGCTGGGCGGCGGTGATTTGGGTTTTCAGGTCGCTGGCCGGGACGCCCAGTTGGACGTCCAGGTCGCTGTCCATGTTCAGCGGCAGGATCTGCCCGACGTTCTTGCCGGCGGGGCCGATGAAAAGAAAGTAACGCTCAATCTCGCTCACTGGCCCCTGGCCCAGATTGAGATTGTCGACGGTGACTTGACCGAGTGCCATGCAGTGCCTCGTTAGCGGGGTGAATTAAGGATTTGTTGCAACACCTGGTTAATCAGCAGATTGGTGTCGCGATCGGAGTTAACGCCGATAAACTGGCGCTTTGGCAGGGTGATTTCCCAGCTCTGCGCGCCCGAAGATTCGCTGCGCTGGTCGTCCAGGATGCGGATCAGCAAGCCCGCCTTGGCGTAGTTCACATGCTCCTGAATCCACGCCACCGACGGCCTGGTCAGGGTCTTTTTGCCAGCCTGGCGCACGCGAAAACCCAGCCGACGCAGGCGCTTGGCTTGCTTTTCGGTGGCCGCAAGTCCCGGCGGGGTCTTGTTCCAGCGGCGCATCTGCGCGGCGGTGCGGCGTTCACTGACGCCGTTGTGTTGCTGGGCGGCGACCCATCGGGTCAGGCCGTTCTTCCAACCCAGTTCCGCTTCATCAGCGGTCAGCCGGGTGACCACCATCAACTTGGCCAGGCCGGCTTCCATCTTCTTCTTGCCCTTGCCGTCGCCCTGACGCGGGGCGAACGCCGAGCCGTCCAGGTTCTGCTGAGCGCGCTGCCGCTTGCGGCTCATCGTCCGCACGCGCTTGGTGACCTGGTTCAACAACCGGCGGCGCAACTGGGGCGGCATGGCCAGCAACGCCAGTTGTTCACGCACGCCCAGGCGACCCAGTACGTCGAGTTCGAACGTGCTACGCCCCGCCATTGGTGGCCACCTCGCCGCGCTCCGCGACCCACAGGTCAAACGGGATGAACGCCCAGGTCTTGCCAAAGGCCTCGACTTCGCCGTCCGGATCTTCGGAGAGGTACTGCGGTTCAACGAATTCCAGGGTGACTTCCACGTCGAATAGATCGGTGTCGACCGGCTCCACGGCGAATTCCGGCGCCGGCAGTTCGTGGTGGTCGCGATCGGCGTCGTGGTTTTCCAGCCAACTGCCGACCAGGGCCATCAGGCGCGCCGGATGATCCGCGAAACGCTCCATGACGATTGCGGCGCGATAGTGCATGTCCGCGAAGTGCATGCCGCCGACGTCGGGTTTCCAGATCAGCGACAGCCTTACCTGCTCGGTGAAACTGTCGAGTTGTTCAGGCTCGACCAGGCGCCGTTCCAGCAGGTAGGCGGTCAACGCCTGCAGCTTGGTCATAGCAACTTCGCCGTGATGCGGCCACGGCCCTGCAGGGCGCGCACGGCTTGCTGACTGAATGCCAGAAACGCGTCTTCACGCTCCGGCGCTTCCTTGCCGGTGTTCTCGGCGCTCTCGCGGCGGGTCACAGTGGCGAACTGCTGCAGGGCGCTGGCCTTGGCGCGGCAATACACGGCGCGCTTGTACAACCGGGCTTTGAAAGCACGCTCAGGCAGCAGCATCGGATCGGCTGTTTCCACGGCAACGATGCCCGCTGCAAGCCAGCTGGTTTTGAGCTTGGCCAGGTCGGTATTGACCTCGGCCATCGCGATAAACAAAGCGTCGGTCAGCAGGTCGCCCAGGAACTCCGCCGGCAGGCGATAGCCCTTCTGAAACTCGGCCACGGAGAGGTTCGGCCAGAAGCCGTCGTTCTCGATCGCCTGTTCCACGATGGTGGTGGGTTTCCCGGAAAAGCTCATTGCTGACCGCTCGAATTAGGGCAGGGAGACTGTTTTCCGTGGGGCTGGCCATAAATGGCAGACACACGTCCACAGTTCCCCGCTGGGGGGTAGTCGGTTATTGGGCGCCAGTGACGGCGGATGTTTGTTTGGCGATTGCCTTGCGGCACTTCGCAATGCGCGTTTCATTGCCGGCTTTGGCGTACAGCTCAGTGGAGCGCTCCAGATGCGTAAGCGCTGTTTCCCACTGCTCGGCTTCCATAGCGCGCATACCGATCAACTTGTGGTACTTGCTCGGGATCTGCTCGATCAGATCCCAGTCACCGTCGACACGCGGCAGCAGGTTGGACAGGTAAGGCTCCGGGCTGCGCTGGGCGTTGTATTCGCCGTAAGCCCAGTCGATCACTGCATCCGCGACAAAGGTCTGCACGTCGCGCCGCTTGAAGCGTTCCGGCATCTGCTGGCCCTGCTCGATCGCGAAGTCCGCCAGCACCAGGCCGTCTTCGAACTGCTCGGTGTCGAACAGCCACACCATCACCTGCACCAGGACGGGGTTCGCCATGACAAGGCCCGAATCCATGTAGCGCTGAATGAAGTCCTGGTACTTGGGCAGCAGTTCTTCCCGCTTGAGTGCTTGGCGTCCGGCCAGTCCCTTGATCGCGCTCAGGCGCTCCAGGTCTTGGGCCATTGCCGCTTCCTGCAGCAGCAGATGCTTTTTCGCGTTGGCTGGGCTGCTCAGGGCTTCCGCCGGCGAATACGCCAGCGGTGCCGCTGCAGCAGCGATCACTGCAGCGGTTCCCTGGGCCAAAATACGGCGCTTGTGGGCAAGGGCCAGGCTCACTTCACCAGCTCCACGTTTTCGGTCAGCGCGATCTTTTCCAGCTGCTCGATCACGTAGCCCTCGTTGCGGCTGTTGTAATCCTCGACGCGGGAACGTTTCGGGTTGTCCACGGTTTG